TTGCCTTGTCGATACGGGAGAAGTTGCAGGTACCTGATGGTTGGTGCTCCTCGGGCTTGAGTGCGAAGGAATACACGTTGATACCCTGAGATGGGGTGCGAGTGTGGTGCTGGAATGGTTGCACACGGGAGAAGTATCGTCCCTCACGCTCAGTGAATCGGTCTTGGCCGTTGAGTTGGAGCTTGGCAACTTCAACTGGGTTCTTACCTTCGCACTTGACTCCGGAGTCGAGGATAACCTTTGCGAGGAGGTAGTTGGTCGTGTCCTCGAAGACAATTTGTTGATCCTGTCCAGTGTTGGTGTCAAGCCATGATGCACCGTTGAGTGATGGACCATTTCCTGGGATACCCAAACCTGGGAGGTAGGGACCTGAAGGACCATCATTAGTTATTGTAGGAACAGATGTTCCTGGACCACCTGAAGCCAATGAACCACGTGCGAGCACATCCATCACGATGCCCTCTGTGCTGAAGTCATCAGTGTAGTTGAATGGTTGGCATCCGTTGACCTCTGTAATGAAGGATTGGTTAGGTGTGCAGTCAACGAAGGAGTCTCGTTGAACAACCCAGACGAGCTCCTTAACCGGGTGGTTGAAGTTGAGCTGGATCTTGTTGGAGGAGGATGTGATGGACTCAGCACCTGTGAACTGGAGCTGCTCAATCAAGTACTCGTGTGTCTGCTGGGCAAATCGGCGTCTCTCCTCAGTGTCGAGGTAGATGTAGTCGATGTAGAGCGAGGCAGCAGTCAAGGACTGGATGCTGGTGGGTGCAGTGAAAGTAGGAGTCAACTCGTAGTAAACGCAGTTGATCCACTGCTCGAACTCAACATTGATACGGACCTCATGGTACTGGAGAGCAATGAGAGGGATCGCAAGACCCGGGTTGCGGCAGAACCAGAACTGGAGAGGAATGTAGAGAGTTCGCGCTGGGGTGCCTGCACGGGGAGCGCACGAGTTGGTGAGCTCAGAACCGGCGCAAGAGGCATCCAAAGTATAACCCCTCCTGTCCTTCATGAGGACGAGATCGTGGGTGTTACCGATCATGTCGTTGAGCGCCTCAGTTGTGCCGACATCTTGGGACAACTGGGTCCAGATTTGCATCCAGTCGCCATATTGTCTGTCAATGCGCTGACCTCCAATCTCGAGCTCAACCGTCTTGATGAGACGGTGACCAATGTAGTTGAGCCATCGGAATCGCTGGAGTTGTGTAACAGCGCCAGCAGATAAGTCAACTGCAGGGAGAACGACTTGGACGTATGTTCGGTACATCAAGTCCGCGTTACGGTTGATGACAGCAGTCACACGCTTGTTGAAGTCGGCCTGGCCGTTGAAGGTGACTTCAATGGACTCCATGGCGAAGTTTGTATGGCGCTTGTAAAGCACCTTCCAGAATGTAATCTGGGGATTGCCGGAAATGTAGATGTCCTGCGCACCGTAGCTGACAAGTTGAAGAAGACCACCACCCATATTGTTTGCTTAAGCACGAGAAAAATTATTTACAGGATAGGGCGACGCACCAAACTCATACATGTATATGTCAAAAGTTTGGGTTGTTTTATGTTATAATTTAAGCTTTGCTCAAGAGGTGTGCCCTCTTTGCACGGGCACGGAGGGTTGACTTCTTACCAGTGGTCTTGAGTCCGTGTCCCTTGAGAACACGCTTCAAAGCCTTAGCAGAAGGTCCCTTTCGGGTTCCTCGGCGTCCAGCAGATTGACCCATTGCGGGCATAGTAGAGTTTCCGGCAGGTGTTGTCTCAGGCATTTTGTTTAAAGTAGAGACAAACTTTCAGACTGAACGCGACAATTAAAAAATGGAGGTTATTGGTGTTGCAGCATTTCTTGGATTTGTAATTGTTGCAGGATGGTTTGGATATCTATGTAGAAGGAATGCTATTGAGCGTAAGATGGGAATGACAAAATCACCTTCTCGTGAAAGTTTGAATACACTAGTTCCACATGAAGATCCTACTCCAATATCATCTTAGGTGTGATATGCATTGCTTCCAACTCTTGCATCCACAACTTCATCGCATACGGAATGGTCTTCATGATAAAGTCCGTCTTGTTTCCACAGACACCGCATGCATAGATTCCTTCGACTGGATTCACAACTGCCAGTGTTCCACACGATTTACAAAGACCTGTATTGAACGGGTCGGAAACATCCATCAGACGCTCCTTGGTAAACACCGAGATACCGTGTGATAACATACAATCTCGTTCCATCTCACCTACACGCAATCCTCCATCACGTGATCTACCTTCACAAGGTTGTCGGGTCAGTGATACAATCGGTCCTCTCGCACGTGAGTGCTTCTTATCGATGACCATGTGTTTGAGACGCTGATAGAAGGTAGGACCCATGAAGATCTCTGCTTGCATCATCTCACCTGTCTGACCATTGTAGAGAATCTCATTACCGTAAGGATGCATTCCTAGATCAATCATGTGTTTTTTCAAGTCTTCCACTTTCAAGTGTGAATACGGTGTTCCATCTCCAAGTGTTCCTTTACGCACACCAATCTTACCAAAGATGTTCTCCATCAACTGTGCAATCGTCATACGCGATGGAACTGCGTGAGGGTTCATAATGATGTCTGGACGAAGACCGCTTGCTGTGAACGGCATATCTTCTTCTTCCATCAGCATTCCAATCGTTCCCTTCTGTCCGTGACGAGAAGACACCTTGTCACCAATTTGTGGAATACGCTCAGATACGGTACGCACTTTGATGAACGGATATCCATCTGAATTCTTGTCCTGCCAGACTCCGTCGATACGACAGGGTTCTGAGTTCTTGTGTGTCGTAGAAGCATCTCGGAAAGCATATCCTGCTGCATCATTTCGTAAGTTGACAACCTTTCCAATGACTACATCATTCTCTTGAAGCACTGAGTTTATGATCGGAAGACCGGATTCAGAGATTGCTTCGTACGATGTGTTTTTGTACTTGCGTGTTGCGTGCTTTTGAGGTTTCATGAACTTCTCTTCACGACCGGATGTGACGTTACGATGCTCTTCATCCTTGTACATTCCGTAATAGAGTCCACGGAAGAATCCACGTTCAACTGCTGACTTGTTCATGATGACTGAATCCTCCTGATTGTATCCACCGTAACAGGCAATCGCTACAATCGCATTCATACCGAAAGGCATCTCGTGCATCTTCAGAATGTTCATAGGTCGTGTTTCTACGATCGGTCGTGCGATGGAACAGAGAACATAAGCGTTCTTGTCGAGACGTTTTGCAAAGTTGCCTGCGTAGATACACATTGCTTGCTTACCCATAGCAGATTGATAGGTATTACGAGGAGATTGATTATGGTCAGACAATGGAATTGTGGATGCCATGTGACCTACAATCAAGGAAGGATGAATCTCGTAATGGGTATGAGAGGTGGTTAGTTCATCTCGTGTCATTGCGATACGAAGCGTCTCAGATTCAGAAGGATCAATGTAGTCCACACAGGATTCAACCCATTCATTCCAACTTGTTCGATCCTTAGGAGGTTCTGCTCCTTTTCTGAAGACTGGACGAACACATCGTCCTCCATCGGTTTCAATTGAAATGGTATTCATCATCGTATACCACGCAATGGATATGTGTGGATGTAATCGACGAGTTTGCTTTGCAAGTTTCAAAGATGAAACCACTTCATAGGGTGACTCAGTATATCCAACCAATACTCCATTGACAGTGATGGAGGTTCCAGTATACACTCGTGGTGTTGAAATCCAAGTCAATCGTGCGTCATCTTGTAGAAAGTGAAGCACTGTGCTTGAAGGAACATGTTGTGAGATTGAAGTCAACAAACTCATGTTCTTGACAATACCTACTGAATGACCTTCTGGAGTTTCCACTGGACACATGAATCCCCATGATGTGCCGTGAAGTTTACGAGGTGCCAACAACTTACCTGATTTTTCAACAGGAGTCTGAATACGTCTCAAGTGACTGATGGTTGCTGCATAGGACATACGACCTAAGACTTGAGAGACACCTACTTTGGATGCATTGGACATCGAAGACACTGTACCCAATCCTTGAACCGCAAAGTTACCGGTTGCTAACGCCTGTTTGAGTTTACCCTCAATCGCTGAGAGTTTGAGAATCTTGTAAAGGTTGTTGGTATTCAAGATCTCCATTGGACGAGGCGCTTCACCTCGTTTCCAAGTATCGTTATTGACTTCTTGAACAAACTCATTACGTGTGTCATTGCAGACTTTCTGAAACAATTGACGGAACAGATGAGTCAACAAGGAACCAGTGGTCACAACACGTTTATTAGGATACGCATCTCGGTCATCTAGAGGGATCTGCTTGCAATAGGTAAGCAACAATCGTTGAATCATGGAACCCATCAGCATGGTTTTACGCGCATTGTGAATCGGTGTCGTTGTCAGTTCACCTGCGAATCGAACATGAGGTAAGAGTTCAGAGTTCAAGAGTTGACGGACATAGGCGCACTTGTCCTCTTGATTGGTTCCATATTGCAAGTGGTTGGTCAAGTATGAAATCGCTTCTTGCTGAGTAAAGATTCCAAGTTCAGATGCGTCACGGAAAGATGCAGCCAATAACTCCACATGTGGATCATCCAACGATCCCCAGATGATTTGAGTGATCTCTTTGTCAGTGAGAACACCGAGTGCGCGGAAATATACGACCACTGGAATGTCTTCACGAAACCTTGGAACACACGCAGTCAGTGGATTACCGTATCCATTGAACTTGGAACTGATTCGAATCTCCAATTTCTTTGGAGGCAGAGTGAATGATTCGTGAAGTGACTTGATTTCAACCGAATACAAGTGCTTGGACGTTGACTTCTTGTTCTGGAAAATCATGATGCGATTGTCAGCAACCTTTTCTTGACACAGAATTGTTCGTTCAGAACCGTGAATGATGAAGTATCCTAGAGGATCGTGAGCACATTCACCGTATGCTTCTAGACTTAATGGATAATCCTTTAGCAAACACAGACTGGATCCAAGCATGACTGGAATCTTGCCTAGACTGATGCCCTCAAACACTCGTGATTCTTCATCGTAGGTGTCCAATAATGGACCTTTGTAGGTTCGTGCAATGAAACGGACATCGACATACATCTGTGCTGCATACGTAAAGTTGCGAATACGCGCCTCCATAGGCAACATTGGTTTGACACGTCCTGTGGCTTCTTGAATACGTGGTTTAATATAGGAAATGTTCTCAAACGATAACTTAAACTCATATTTGTACTTCTTGAGGGTCTCGTCTTGTTCATGCCAGACAGTAATGGGAGGTGTTGACTGAATAATCAACGGAATCTTATTGCGAATAAAGTCCTCATACGAGTCCACCTGGTGATCTACCATTCTACGAACACCATTTGAGAAATACGAACGAACTGCTTCCCATTCAATTGACGACATGGTAATACTATGAGGTCCTGTTCGCTGTAAATATATCTATCCATTTTGAATAAGCATGTCCGGTGTCAAAATTCAAAAGGTGGATCATTCCGATCCTACTCCACCTCCTCAAGTTGCAAGTAGTCGCCACAAGTCAATGCGAACTTACCCACGTGGCGTCATGAAGGGTACGCGTTCTAAAAAAGACCCCATTGTAGGTGTGCGTGATCCTGCAAAACCCCCACCTTACCGCAAAGGAACTCTCAAAATTCTCACAGAAAAGGGTGCCGCACTACGACGCAAAACCATCAAACAAAAAGTAAAAAGTATGACCGATCTAAAAGTTCGTGACCAACTTCGTAAATCAGGTCTTTCAGTGGACTCAAAAACACCGCCTCACATTGTTCGTGAAATCTTAGAAGGCGGTATGGAAGCTGGAATGATTGTCGCAAAGTAATGTAATTGTAATGACTTCGATTTGGGGACCACTTGGATGGATGACTCTACATTCCGTTGCGTCATGCTACCCTGATTCTCCAACACCTGCAGAACAAACACTAACGCAAGCATGGTTAGATATGTTTCAGTCGACCATCACATGTCCAAGTTGTCGAGAGCACTTTGGAATTTCGTTGGCATCATATCGACGAAACTATCCACAAATGTTAACGTCTAGACGTGACTTTCTACTCTTCACATTTCGAGTTCACAATTCTGTGAACCGGAGATTGAATAAACCCATTTATCCAACAGTTGCCGCATGTTTTGAGATATTGAGAACCAATGTAAAATCTCGCCCAGCAAGACAGTATCGCAGTGCGTATTTAACTCATATTCAACGATTTTGGCGCACGATGCAAGATGCTTCTGGATTTTCTGCATTAAAAAAGATTCAAGAAATGATGAAAATTGAAACCCAATATGTACAGAAACGTGAGAACAACTTTGAACAGGACATTCTAGAAGATATAGTTGTTTTACCTGGACACGTATTAGACTCACCTACTCAAGAAACGCCATCAGTTGTGCGTTTTGAACCCCGTTCTGCTCCTCGTATGGGATTTAGTGGCGGTCGGTTCCAAGTCCGAAGGTAATATGAGTAAGTGGAGTCACAGGATTCCAAGGGAGCGAAATGTAAGGATCGGTTTCCCAAGAATACGCTTTCATCCACATATGTCTTGAATCAGGTCCTTCTTCATATAATTCATCTGGATAGACACCTCTTCCTGGAAGAATGAAGTCTAATTGCTCTTTAATTCCAAAAGGAGGTGTTGGATGTTCCCATGTGAATTCGGTAATTCGTTCTTCCTTTTCGGTTAAAGATGAAAACAGAGGCGCTTCTGGGTAAGGATAATACCAGCACCAATCTAGAACATCCGACGTTTTGAAATAGTGTAATGTCCATTCAAACGTCTTTTCATACGCATATTCAACT